GGTGTCTGTTTTGCCCAACGTGAGTCAAGCATTTGAACAGACGCTTCAGCGTAATCAGGTGGATCTTGCTGAAGAGCCTGCCACATTTTCCTGAACTTGGAAACTCCTGTCCCCCCAAGCTGGAAAATCATTTCGATGATTATAATTTTTGCATCATCACTTATTGTTAAACCTTTACACATATCATCTGCTTGATCAATTGCAGATTGTAAATCTTTTTCTAGTATACCCATTAAGAAATCTTCATCATACTCTTTACCATCTTCCCAAAAGTCTTCTACACACAGGTGGCCCACGCCCACTGTTCTCTTTCCTAGCGTGTCAAGGTATACCTTGTTACGGTACCCTTCGTGTTTCTTCACTGATTCTAAAAGTTTATCCATGTCAATCATATTAATCATCCAATTTTTTATTTATGTTTTTTACTTCGTTTTCTATGACAGCTATTCTAGCTTCCATTTTTGTAAACAAAATAAGTGCTTCTTCTATTCTGTCTATGTCACGTTCCATTGCATTGATACGCTGTGATGTCATGCCCCATGTAGCACCTAATGCTATAAAGATTCCTATGATCCACATTGCGTCTCTTACACTCATTAACTTACCAAAGATATTATTCCACCCTTTGCTGCCATACGTGGTGCTACTCGATTAGCGAGTGCTTGGTCCAAGTTTCCTTCATACAAGGAAGCTGCAGCTGCAGGGTTCATGTTAGGGTTTTGTAATATAGAAGAACCAATACTTGATACTTCATCTGCAAAATAATTTGAATCTGGTTGTGGAGGATTTTGTATTCTATCTAATATGTTCATCGCAGGCGACTCACCTGGTGTACCCATTAAAGTATCTGCCGCTCCTTTACCTTTATCTAAAAGATCTTTACCAGCTTCACCAAATATCTCTAATGCATTTCTTGCGGGTGCCATGCTCTGACCAACTTGTTCTCTGTATCGTTGTCCTTTTTCAACCTCTGCTAATTCACGGTCAAACTCTTGCCATTCTTCAGGACGTAATCTTACAAGGCGAGTAAAGTTAGCAAGTCTAACTTGCTCTGGTAATGTATCATCTAATATGTTTCTGTATGCACGAAGAGAAGGAGGACTTGTTATAATGCCACCCATGTATCGCACACCGTATGCCAATGCTGCTGGTATTAACCATCCACTTCCAAAAGCTGCAAGTGCACCACCCCCTATTGTTTTTGTTTGTAATCCTAATGCTGATGTAGGTAGAGCAGATTTAATACCTGAACGTATACCACCCATTACTGCACGACGTGCCATGAATGTACTTATTTCTGGTATGCCATTTGCTGCTGCCGCAGTCATTAGTGTAGCAAAGTCTTCTAAATCCTTTAGATTAGGTAATTGTGCTGCTTGTTTACCAACTAAACCTGCAGGCGTATCATATTTTACTGCCTTTAATCCTTCGTTAAAATTAACGTTGTCAAATTCTTTTACTATTCCTGTTTGTCCATCACGTACTACTATTTTAGATACCTGTGGTCCAGGTAATGCTTTTTCAAATAATGTTTTAAGTGGATTGCCTTTACCTAAACCAAGTGCACGTCTAAATATTTCTCCATCAAATAACTCTGCACCATCTCTTTGCACAATAGAATTATTAAATACTTTGTTAAGATAAATACCTAATCCTTCATAGTATGCTTTATCACCAACAATATTTTTCATTGTTGCTAAGTTTGTTGCAGCGTTTCCTGGATCTTTTTTAGCTATGTCAATAACTGTTTCAAATATATTTGTTGCTTGACGATCTGGATCAACGTTGATAGCCATGCCAAATCTTTCTACGGGCCCAGCTACAGCCTTACCTGCTTTTGTTGTAAACATCATCATGCCGTTGCTTACAAACTTTTCATAATCACGCCATAATTTTTCTACTTCAGGTATGCCTGACTTTGATAAGTTACCAATGTCAGCTTCCCATGCTTTGTATATATTTAAAATATCTGCCTGGCTTTCACCATCTGCATTCTTTAAAAACTTATTATACAACTTATCCATTTGATCACGAAGACCATAGTATTGCTCTATTGTTCTAGCACCTGCAATACCAGGATCTATAACTTGAGTTTTTAAAAAATCAATAAAAGGTTCTGGAACTGCTTTACTAACTGCAGCTGTGCCTTGGTCTGTAGGAGCAATTTGTCTTTGCGCTAAAGCTCTTTGATATATTCTTTTTGCTTCACCAACTAATGTAGAGTCATCTACAACAGCGCCATATTTTCTAGCTGACTCTAATAATAATTGTTGTTTTTCTGCAGCTGCATCTCTAAACCCTCTTGCAGCAGCACCGCCTAACGCTTTTATATTAGTTCCATGTTCAGCAACATTTAATATTGGAGCAAACGTTAATTTTTGTATTATGCTAGCACCAAGGTCCATGTAAGCATTCATTTGATCTGCTTTGTTTCTGTATATTCTTGTGCCTATGACAGGTGCACGTCCTAATAATTTTGATATACCTGCTAGCATAGGAGAACCAACATCAGATCGTTGTACGTCTGTGCCAATCATTGTATCTGTTTTTGGTAATAAACTTCCAACCATTTCACCAAAAGATCCAATTGGTCTTTTTATGTCTAATTGTTTAATTGGTGTTTTTAAATCTGAAGGACTTAAAAAATTAAAGACAGGGCTTCTCATTAATCTTGTCATGATTTTTCCTATTAAAGGAAAATTAAATTGTATGTTTTGTTGACGACCTCCAATAGATGTTTCTATAAATTCTTTTGTTAATGGATCTTCTTGTAGCATGGTAGAAAATTTACCAGACTGATATAATCTTTGTTCTGCATCTAATATTTCTTGACCAGCAGGGACTCTAGATCCTGCTCTTGGTTTAAACATACCAAATACATTACCTCCTATAAATCTTCTTGTTGCATAATAAGCAGGTCTTGCACCAAAGAATACACTAGATATTGCACCATCAATTGCTGCATCTTTTAATGCACCTTTTATTCTTGTTGCTTGATCAGGACGATTAATACCTTCAGGACCAAACGTTAATCTCTCTGGTATTGCAGCTGACATTAACTCCAACATCTGATTATCACTGTTCTTTAAAAACTTTTTTGCTGTGCCAGCTTTGTTCATTATATCTAATTGAACTTCATAACCATAGTCAGCTATACCTACACCTGCGGCACCGCCAACTACTGCACCTAATGCTTTTGCCCACCAAGGTCCTGGGACCTTGCCACCACGTGCCATGCCAGCCATAAATCTTTTACCTATACCTTTTGTTCCATATCTATACGAATCTCCAAAAGCATCTATAAGAGTAGGCCCTGCTTTATACCCTTTTAACATACCAACTGTACCCGCAACCATTTCTCCTCCAACTTCTACCATGGGGTAAGGATTTGGTGTTGATGTATATAAACCAAATTCATCTTCGTTAAGTAATGTGCTTGGTGTTATTGTTGTAAAATCTTTTTGTGATAAACCCATGGATCTAATGTATTGTTGTATATCATTATTAAGTTCAGCCACTTGTGCTGGTTCCATGTTAGGATATTTTTCTTTTGCACGGTGAATAATGTTAACTACATTATCACGTACTGTGTCTCTTTTTTCTCTATATGTTTTTAAGTTTTGTAATTCAATGGCACGTGCATCAAGTTCTTGTTGTGATGCAACGAAAGGATTAGATTTACCAAAAGGTTTGCCTGGTGCCAACATATTACCAAGCATTTGAAATGGTGCAGAAAAAGCTTCTGCAACAGGCTCCATTGATTTTCTATTCTTACCAATTATTTCTTCTGCTTTTGTTTGTGGTATGCCACCTTCTGTTTTACTTACAAACTTTTTATCTTTCGCGTCTAACTCAGATGCTGCTTTTTCAAATTGTTTTATTGATATATCTGCCATTAATTTAACCCGTATTTATTTAATAAACTTTCATATGTTTGTTCATTCTTTTGCATATTTTCATTGTGGTCTACTTGTATGTTACCTTCAAAACTTTTCATCCAATCTGCATATCCGTTACCACCAGATATATCAAGATTGAGTGCTCGTTCTTCTGGATTGTTGGATAACCAATTGTAATATGAATTTTCTAATTTTTTAGATCCTTCTATTGTAAAGAATTTTGGATTTTTTTCTTTGTCATAACCTGCAAGTGTTAATGCACCTGACATGTTATTATATAGTTGATTGTATATTCTCACATAGTTTTGTATAATTGCTTTGTCTGTTGTACGACCTC